CTCCTTTCGGCGCTGAGATTGTGCGGACCTCGGGATCTCCGAACCATTCGTGGCATGGCTTGAGGTAGCTCGTAAACGTCGGATCATAAAGCCCTGGGCGATTCGTGAACCGCTCGCTCATCCAGATTTCATTGGTGCAAAATTCCAGAATCTCGCGGCGCGTTCGTGGTCGCCAAAGTTCTATGAGTTGAGCGCGGATTGAGTCGGGTTTCATTTGTTCAAATCAATCTCCTGCGCCGCAGCACAAATCGCGGCGATTTCTTTGTCCATCGCGGGCTTTAGAGTATCACGCATGTCATCAGGCACCACGGCCATAAGACGGCGCGGAAGGGCTTCTAGCATCATCTTTACGCGCGTAACGTATGCAAACATGATTGCCTTTGGCAGCAGCTCGCCAGCACGCTCCAAGATGTCGGGATTGTCTTTTGCCAGCTTGCGCAGGCTGTCACGTTTTGATTCAAGAATGCGATGAACGAGGGCGGCTGATTCAAAGTCGCCCGCTTCTTCCAGCGCGAATGCTTTGTGCGCAAGACGTTTGCACTCGGCCATGAGCCGGAAAATCTCAGCTTCGATTCCTTCGCCTAGCCCGTCGTCATCGACTTCAGGCAATGGTGGTGGTGGCTCCACTTCCTTTTTTGGCCTTCCGCCTTGCCGTGCTTTTTTCCAGTCTAGCCAGCGCGGATCGTCGTCTTTTCGCCACGCCGACACGGTGCGAAGCGTTACTTCGTGCTCCTTCGCGCAAAGGCGCAAAAGGCGAACGTCGTCGGTGTTGCGGGTTACTCCTGGCATGGTGTGGTTTTGCGAAGGTTAATCACACTTTGGGTGTGGATAATCGGTGTTCGGGCGACCGAGGATTCGGGAGATTCTGTGAGCCAGCAGAGCCGCGCCTTTCCTCTCGGAGCAGGCCCACACTTGGAATGCTTCGGGGTGGATTTTGCGATAGGCCCGATAGTCTCGGATTGCCTTCGCGCATTGCGCCCGAACAAGGCGCTGCTGGTCAACAGCCGGAGCGGTGGAGTTTTTCATGGTGTCGGTGTCTGGTTGCGCTCCTGCTGTGCCAGAGCTTGGACGTTCTGGTTACCACTATCCCAGCCCATCGCATCGCCGATCAGTGTAGCGTCAGCGTCTCCCCATCCGTGCCTGCCGATGAGATTGTAGTGAGTCCGTTGCAGCAGATCGAGGAGCCTGTTGAGCTCGGCTACGGCGTCTTGCATGTCGCCAAGATCACCGCCATTGTCCGGCTTACTGATCCATCGTTCACCCGCGTCGTGAATCAGTCGGTAAACACCGCCAGAACGAGCGGATACAGGCAACCCAGTGGGGCCGTCTGTCGAAGTTTGAGAGTGGGTGTCTTCGGCCATAGTTTTTAGTCGGTTGATTGTCTTTCGTGGTCATACCCCATCGGTCGCCTGATCCTTGTCGTTCTGCGCATGTCGTAGAGAGTCCGCGCATTCCGTGAGCAGCGAAGCCATGAAAAAGATGGAGCAAGCGTTTCTTTCGATGACCGTAAAACTTTCCGGCGCTCAGTCTGAAAACAACCTTGCCTCTCGGCCCATTCGTTACCTCCTGAATGACGAGGTTGATAAATGGCCGCACGGTTTCCTTGGCATTGCAGAGGCCCGCACGCTGTCTTATCGCGGCGTTGATAAGATCGTCCGTGGATCAACATGCACGACTGAGGAAGGGCCGATTTGGATGAGCTGGATTAACAGCACTCAACACCTTTGGAATGTCGAATGCCCGGTCTGCAAAGCGCCGCAGGTGTTTGATTTTTTCAAGAGCGTTAAATGGAGCGCAGATCACAAGGACGCCAAAGGCAATTGGAACATCGAAGCCGTGCGGCAATCAGCCTATGGTGTCTGCATTGTGAACGGGTGCGAGTTTAGCAGCAGCCAGCGAAACGAAATGGTGAGAGCCGGGCAACCAGTCGCAACAAATCCTTTCGCGTCTCCACAGGATAAGGGCATTCATCTCCCCTCACTGCTTTCGCCGTTTCTTTCGTTTGGCGACTTGGCGGCGTTATGGCTGCAAAAGAAAAACACGCTCGCGGGCAAACAAGACTTTTATAACCAATACCTCGGCCTCCCGTGGAGCCATGAAGAATACAGCGTCAGCGAAGAGAAAGTCAGGGCTTGCCGCGCAATCGGCGAAAACTACTATTTGCTTGGCGAATGTCCGATTGACCCGGTGGACGTAACGCTATCGGCAGACGTAGGCGAAAAGGCAACGCATTGGAGCGTAGAAGCGACTGCGCATGACGGTCAAAGCTACGTTATCGACTACGGCATGGTTCTGGCCGTTGAGGACTTGCTTTCAATCATGCGCAAAGATTACCCGATTAAAGGCACTGAGAAGCGCGTGCGCATTACCTCTAGCGTGGTTGACTCAGGATACGCAACAGAGCGTGTCTATCGTGCCTGCGCGAACTCAGGCGGGCGCTTGTGGCCTATCAAGGGCAGCTCTGCCGAGTTCGGAAAGCCAGTTGATGCCGCCAGGATTCCGACATGGCCGACATTGCTCCTTTATACCTATGTGGACTTTTTTCACAAGGTGGCGCTTTACATTGACGCTATCGCCCGCCGCTCGTCGCCGCTTTGGTGGATTCCCGCGAACGTAGGCAACGACTTCATCGAAGGCCATTGCGGGCAGGAACTCAAAAGCAAGCAGACCGCTGCACGCTCAATCAAATTCTGGAAGCCGGTAGCAAACGACCACTTCGGAGATTGCTCGAAAGGGCATCGAATTATCCGAGATGTTCGCTCGCAATTCTACGGATTCGGGAATGCTTGAAGCGTAAAACGAAAAAGTGAAAATTCCACTTGATGTGTCGGCGGGATGTGGAAGGATGGAGTCGCAACGAACAACACGACACCATGACCAAATTCATCAAAATCACCATCAGCAAAACAGGCAAAGCTCTTTATTATCGCGGCGACGGCTTTTGGTTTGGCCGCTGCTCTGAAGCCTTTGCAAAGCAAAAAATGGCCGAAGGCATTCCACTTTGGAATACAAACATTGCGCCAGCTCTTGGCGCTGGAATTATTGCCGGATAAACGCAGCCGAATACAAAACCGCCCGCGCCCTAAAAAGCGCGGGTTTTTTGTGCCTGAAAATAATCCCTTGCCATCCGCCGTAGGTGATCAATTATCCCGCCGACTCGAAAGAGTCTGCTCTGAGTGGAACCGGAGTAATCCGGCAATGCTCAAAGCGCAAGAAGCCCGGTCGTTCTCCACTCACGACCGGGCTTTTTCATGTCCTGATTCTTGGCCTACTCAGCAAAAGAGGCCAGCGAAGCGGAAACGCCAGCAAGGCAATAATGCAGGTCGGGGACGATCAGTGCTAAACGGTGCCGCACATCCGTTTGAACTCGCTGGGGGCTTATATTTTAGCGCGAGGATAAACAAGGCTGAAAGGCTCCCTCCTGACTCTCATTTGCATGGGGGGAGGGGGGGCTTTGATCGGATGGATTGTTTTCTTGTTTGACACCTCTCCTACAGCGTGGCCGACATCCGCGCATTGCAGGACGATTATCTATTTCACGCCGAACTCCAGTTTGGCGCGAGTGACTATGCCGCTCAGTTGGCATGGCTGAAGGAGCGTTACAACGAAGCCGCCGAAAACCGCGAAAGTGCCGAAGTCACATCGCAGTCGTTTGAAGGCACGACGCATTCCATGCAGTTTCGCGGCAGCACGCCGGAAGAACGTCGGCAGGCATTAAAGCTCGCCATTCGCCAGCTGAATATCATCAGCGGCAACACGCGCACGGCTCCTGCAAGCGGCCTCAAACTGGACTTTTCCACCCGCATTACCTCGACATGAGTTCGCACCGATCACGGCACCGCGCCAAGATGCGGGCACTCCAGGAAGCAATGGTGCAATCAGCACCGCGTCCGGCTCATTCCGTTTCCGGCCTCGGCAAAGTTACCGACATTCTGAATCATTACGGCGGCACTGCTGGCGTTGAAGCTGCGAAGTGGACGCCTAACCGGGGGACGATGGACTATGCGCCGCTAGACACGTCTCGCGTGCTCACAGGGGGCGCTAGAAAGACGGTCCTGCGTAAATGCCGCTGGCTTGCTATCAATGACGGTTACGCTCGCTTTCTCGTAAACGGCCTAGCTAACCTCATCGGCTTTTATCAGCTACAGCCAGCCACGAAAGACAAGGCATGGAACGCCATCGCGGAACGCCATTGGAAGAATCGAATCAAGACGCCATCCGTTTTCGACCGCCTCGGCAAGTTCAATCACGCCAGATGGCAGTTGGCGCTTTCTCGCGGCTCAATTCGTGACGGTGACATCCTGACTCTAAAGACATATGCCGCAAGCGGAGCGGGCCAGATCCTCATTTACGGCGGGCATCAAATCGACAGTGGCAACAGGCAAGACATCAGCAACCTGCGCGACGGCATCTATCACGACAATTTGATGGCACACACGGGATACAACCTCGTAAACCCGTCTGATTTATCGAAAAGCACCGTGGTTCGTGCATCAAACGCGATGTATTACGGCGACTTTTCCGATGCTGCGGAGCTTCGTCCTATGCCGCGCTTTACGCACGCGGTAAACGACCTGCATGACATCGCAGAGATCGACCTTGACTCAAAGCTTGGCATTAAGCGCCGCCAATTCATCGGGCTTTACAAGAAACGCGCCCATCAGAACATCTCCGGCAACCTCGGGCTTGGCGTTTACCAGTCTCCGCACACTGAAACCGGAGTCAACGTCACGAATACGAGCGCGGCTGGCGTAGAAACGACGCAAACGACGCTCATCAATGTGGAAGGCGTAACAGATCGCACCGGCATTGCTACTCTCGAAGCAGGCGAGGATTACGGCGTCGTGTCTGCGGACAATCCCGGCCCGAATGAGCGCGAATTTAACAAGGCACTGCTAACAAAGATCAGCCTCGGCCTCGGTTTGCCACCTTCTACCGTGTTTGCAATGCTGGGCGCTGGCGGTCCTGAGGTGCGTTTCCATATGGCGCTCTTGCAACGCTGGATTCAGATCGAATTGCTGAACCTCCTGACCATCGTTCAGCAGCATTACTTCTGGATCATGGGAACGGACATCGCTCGCGGCGCTTTGCCTGAGCCTGACGACGAACAATGGTGGAATAACATCGCTATTCCTTGCGCAGACCTCACAATCGACCGAGGACGCGAGCTAAACGGCAAGATCGCCGCGCTCAAAGTCGGCGCTCTAACTCATGCAGACATCTTCGCGGAGGCCGGTAAAGACTGGGAAGATCAACTCGAAATCCAGGCCGAAATCATCGCGCACGCAAGTGGCCTTGCTGCGCAAAAGGGACTCGCTGGCGGCTTGAGTGACCTCATGCCCGACTGGAACCCTCGGCAGCCTGCTATCACGCCAGTGACTAGGCCGTAAAATAGAAAAGTGAAAATATACTTGCTGAATCAGTGGCAATCTGCAAAATGGCGCGATGAAAATTTTAATCGCATGCGAATACAGCGGGGCCGTGAGAGACGCGTTTCTGGAACTTGGCCATGATGCAATTTCTTGCGATTTGCTACCGACTGACAAGCCGGGGCCGCATTATCAGGGCGACGTTTTCGACCTCGATTTAAAGAGTTTTGATTTGATGATTGCTCACCCGCCATGCACGCATTTAGCAGTGAGCGGCGCTCGGCATTTTGCAGCCAAGCGAGCGGACGGCAGACAGCAGCATGCAATAGAGTTTTTCACGCGTTTGGCAAACGCGCCGATCCCACGCATCGCTATCGAGAACCCGGTTTGCGTAATGTCTAGCGTTTGGCGCAAGCCTGACCAAACAATTCAGCCATGGCAATTCGGCCATGGCGAAACGAAGGCAACGTGCCTTTGGCTCAAAGGTCTGCCAAAGCTGCAACCCACTAACATCGTGGATGGCCGGGAACAACGCATTCACAAAATGCCACCAAGTGCTGACCGCTGGAAGCTGAGAAGCGCCACATACTCCGGAATCGCGCAAGCCATGGCGGAACAGTGGGGCTGAGTTATTGATCAAATCGCCGCGCCTTTTAGGGCGCGGTTTTTTGTGCCTATTTGACATGCCGCAAAAGGCATGACCTCGCAGACATGGTTCTCTTTTCGCGCCGCCGCTGATTCGCTGACAATCGACATCACCGATGTTATCGGTTATTTCGGCGTCTCGGCGCATGATTTTCTCGACCGCGTAAAATCTGCCGGATCGTTTTCCAGTGTTGAACTCAATATCAATTCACCCGGCGGCGATGTCATCGACGGATTTGTGATCTATGACGGACTTCGCGCTTTAGGCGTGCCAATCACAGCCAACGTCATCGGCACCGCTGCTTCGATGGCTTCTGTCGTCTTGCTTGCCGCAGATCCCGACAAGCGCAACATCGCGGAAAATGCGCAGGTGATGATTCATCGCGTAACGTCCGGCGCAGGTGGTAATGCGGATGAGTTAGAAGCCGCCGCCAAGATCACCAAACAATTCGAGGACCGAATCGTGGCCGTTTACGTTGAGCGGACAGGCAACGAAGAAGAGCAAATCCGCGAGTGGATGAAAACGAGCCAAGGGACATGGTTCATGGGTCAAGATGCAATCGACGCGGGTTTCGCAAGTGGCATGATCAAAAAGAAAAAGCCTGCCGCTTTTAAGAACGAATGGGCCGCACGTTTCACAATGTTACCCGCCGCGCTATTTGACAGCGCCGGAAAGGATATGGATAACCAGACTCCGCCTCCCGCTCCTGAAATTGAGCCTATCCCCGCCGCTGAACCTGAAACTCAGGTCATCGAACCAATTTCCCCGACGCCAGAAACTCCAGTTGAGCATGAAACGGCTCCTGAAGTGGAAGCCAAAGGAATCCTTGAGCGCATCACTGCTGCCTTCACCGGCAGCGAAAAACTCAAGGCTGAACTCGCCAAAGCAAGCGCCGCCCTCATTGATCGTGATGGCGAGATCGCTGCATTGAAAGCTGAAGTTCAGGCGCTAAAGCCGCAAGCCGCACAGCTTACCGAGATCACGGCAAAGCTGGCTGAAGCTGAAGCAAAGGCGAAGTCAGTTGGCCTTGCTGCCGCTGAAATAGCCGCCGCGCATGGCCTGCGCTCCGAACAACTCGCGGAATTGCCCGCTCCGTCCGAAAACATGGCGGAGCAAAAGCAGATGACACGCGAAGACTTCGACAAACTCAATCACGCCGCTCGAAATGCTTTTATGGCAAGCGGCGGCAAACTCATTTAACTCTTTTCTAAAACACCAATATGGCTAATGACATCTCTCTCACTGGGCTGACTGAAATCCTTTATCAGGCCCGCGATATGGTCGCACGCGAACCCACTGGCTTCTCGCAAGGAGTCATGGTTAACGGCGGCTCTGAAGGCGTTTCCGCAGGCGGAACCGTCACCTCCATGCGCAGCACGGAGCCTACACTTGAAACCAGCTACACTCCGGCAATGACGCCGCCCGACGCTGCTGACATCACCACTTCAACCGAGACTCTAACTCTCAGCAATTACGCTGGTGTTAGCATTCCGCTGAAGGGCGAGCAATTCCTCCAACTGCAAAACACCGTTGGCTCCGAAGAGGCTCTAAAGCAGCTTTACGCGCAAGCCATCCGCAAGATGGTCAACGCCGTCGAAGTCACCGTTGCAACCGCTGCATACAAGGGCGCTTCCCGCGCTGTTGGCACAGCTGGCACCACGCCCTTCGCGAGCAACTGGCACATCATCAACGCCCTGCGACAGATCCTTGAAGACAACGGCACTCCTATGAGTGACGGCATGCTCTCACTGGTCATCAACTCCGCCGCCGGCACTAAGCTGCGTGACCTCGCAACGCTGACGACTGTTAATCAGTCCGGCACTTCCGAAACCCTGCGTAATGGCGAACTGCTGAACCTCTCCGGCTTCAGCATTCGCACTTCCGCTGGCGTGCAAACGCACACGAAGGGCGCTGGCACTTCCTACGTCATCAACAACGGCAACATCACCGCTGGCTCGACTACGATCAGCGTTGACGGAGGCACCGTGAACACAACCGGCTTTAAGGCTGGCGACATCATCACGATTGCCGACGAACCCGCCGCTGCGAACTACGTCGTGAAGACCGGCCTCACTGCCGTTGCTGGCGACATCGTGCTTAATCACCCTGGCCTTCGTAGCGCCATTGTTGACGGCAAGGCTGTTACCATCGGCAACAACTACACCGCCAACGTCGGCTATCACAAGTCGGCTATTGAGCTTGCGATGCGCCCTCCTGCGCAGCCTCCAGGCGGTGACGTTGGCGAAGAAATCGCGGTTCTGGTCGATGAAAAGACCGGCCTCAGCTTCTCCGCTCGTCTCTACAAGGGCTATGGCATGAACCAGATCAAACTCATGGCCTTCTACGGCGTGAAGGTCTGGAAGCCTGAGTTTGTGGCAACCCTCATGGGCTAAGTCACACCGTAACACCAAAGCGCCCCGGTGACGACCTCACCGGGGCGTTTTTATAACCTCAAACATCATGGCTAAAAAAGCATCATCCGCACCCTCAGAAGAAACAGCGCCATCAAAGCCCTTTTTTGCTGTAGCTCTCGCGCTTCCGCGTGATTTGCCGAACATCATCACCGAGTATGAATACGAAGGCTACGAAGTCTTCGCTATCGTCGCAACGCGAGACAGCAACGATCACGCCGCATACTTCCGGCTCAGTAATTGACACCGCGCATAGGGTGTTGTTCATGTGGCATTGCCGCCGCCCGCGTGTCGTGTCGCGGGCGGCGGTTTCTTTTTACGCATGAAAGCTCTACTTACTCAGGCCGCGAAGCATTTTTTGCAGGTTCTAATCTCCGCCCATCCCGGTCACATCATCATCGGGACACGCACGATCAAATGCGCCGTGTTTACCGAACGAGGAGTAAAATGGGAAGGCGACGGCGGACAGATTCAACAGCGTCTAATCAAGGCACAGATTCCATGCTCCGCGCTGCCTGATTCTGAGATCGTAAACGCGACAACGGATGCGACTCGACCCGTGCAATTTACGCATCAAGAAACGGGTAAGATTTACCAGTTGAGCACGGACAACGCGCCGCTCAAAGATCCCACCGGCACTTATTGGCACATCACCGGGACGCAAGTCACAAAGAAATGATTTCCGGCAATGTCGAAATTGGCAACCTGTTAAAACGACTCCGCAAGGTGCCGAATGAAGCACCACGCATCATCAAAAAAGCAATCGACACGGACGCACGCGGATTTGTGCGGGATATTGTAAACCTCACGCCGCCGTCGCAGGGTAAAGCTAACATTGAAAGCAAAAAGCGAGGCGAAGGGCGAGTTGAGGCGGATGTGCGCAAGGCATACGGGACGCCATCGGATATGTGGCGATTGATCCGCGACAAAACAGGCGACAAGGGAATTGCAGATAATTTCTGGGCTTATGTAAAACTCAAGCAGTGGTATCGAGCCAACGAAATAGCGCAGCGTATAACCGGATACAGCATCGACGTGTTTGACGGCGGAGCTGAGCATAAGAGACGAAGGAATCCGCGAACGGGCCGAGTTATCGGAGGCGAGCAACCAAAGCATAAGCGCGTGTTTTTAGCGCCGGGACAAGAAAAAAACCTGAAGAAATACAGCAAGGCAAAACAGGCTCTTGTTGGAACGCTTGCGGCGGGATTTGTGCCAGCCGCTCAAGAGTTAGGCGTGAAACTGCCTGTCTGGGTGACTCGCCAAAGAATAACGCCCGGCACGATCAAAACGAGGCGCAACCAAATAAGCTATAGCATCGAAATTTCCAACACTGCTAGATACGCAAATAAAGCGGATTTGCCTCGGCAAATGCGATTCATTTTGCAATCAACAAAGCGCAAAAAGCGCATCGCCAACGTCATCAAATACGAAATCGCCGCCGTGCTCAAAAAGCAGCGTTTGACATGACGCATAGGTTACTATGGCTGACCTCTCCATCACCGCCGCTTCTGTTGTTCCTTCCTCCAACGCTCGTCGCATTTCCCGAACTGCCGCGAGTGCAATCACTGCCGGGCAAGTCCTTTATCAGCTCACCGCTGGCACCGTTGCGCCCGCCGATGCAAACGGCGCTTCGCCGCTGTTTAACGTCATCGGAATTGCCGAAAACGGCGGCGGCACAGGACAGCGAATCTCTGTCATCACCGAAGATCCCGCCCTCGCCATTGGCGCAACCGTAGCCATCGGCGACGTCTTCATTTTGTCCGCAACCGCCGGCGGAATCGCTGACGTTACCGATGCTGCCGCTGGACATTATGTGACTGTGCTTGGCGTTGCCGTTTCGACATCGGCCATCAACTTCAAGCCCGTAGCTGCTGGAGCTGCAATCGCTGCCTAATGCCTTCGACCTTGCCAGCGGCTCACTTTAGCGGCGTGTTCGCGGATTACAGCGTTCACGCCGCTGCCTTGGCTGTTAGCAATGTCCCGACGGCTGCGCAGGTGCAAAGGCGCACACACGCAAGCGCGGACGCAATCAGGCACCCTCACGTTATGTTTGCCGTGGAGGTTGATCCTGATTCCAGCCAATCGCTGCTGACTCTCGATTTCAGCCTCAATCTTGTCGTGGATGTTGGAACCGAAACCGGGCAGACCACGCGCACGCAGGCACAAACGTGGCTTCAAGCCCTCGCATCACTCTTTGACGATGACCGCCGCGCAACGTGGCAATCGTTCATTGAGGCGCAAACTGACGCATACCGCCTCGGATGGGATATTCAGGCAATCTGGCCGCGCACGTTGACAAGTGAATACAACGAGGAAATGACGCTACTTACACTTACAGCGCCTTTCCAAGTTTCGGCATTCTGGAATAACGCATGATTTGACACCCTCACTACTTTGTTATGACCCCTCTATTCACCGCAGGCACTCGCCCATCCTCGCTGCAAAACGAAAGCGGCATCTATCCGACTGATTTTTCGGTCACTCCCGTTCGCCAGCATGACGACGTGCTAGGCGTTGCAGTTTCCGGCGCAACTCCCGAATGGCTCTACTGCGAAAGCTACGGCCTGATTACTGACATCAGCATGACCGGCTTGCCAATCCCGGCATCTGGCGGCGCTTATCAGGGTATCGCAGCTCTTGCCGATGCAGATACGCTGGCGAGCCTTGCGAACCTAATCGACAACGAAGTTTTCGACCTTGTGCTCTCAGCCGGCACAATCGTTTCCCGCGATCCTGAGTTTCGCAAAGCCCGCTCTGGCAACGGGCGCGAGTTCACTTTCAACTTCCGCCACGGCCACAGCCTCGTCTAATCCTCGCCCTACCATCTTCTAACGATCGCCTTACCGCTTGCGCGTGGTCGTCATCTTTTCGACCACGCGCTTTTTTGCTTCATGAAATCCTGGCAGACGACACGAAACACCTATGAAGCCGCTGCGCTTTGCAGCTTAGATATTGAGCCGCGCCCGGTGACGATGGTAGATCACAAATCAGGAGCGAGTTACACGGACTGGAATTTGAAGCCGACATCAACGGACGATCCAACAAGAAACACTTGTCAGTTCATCACGGGCGAACTTCGGCGCGATTTCAACAACGGCAAACCGATCAACCAACTCGCTACGACGCCGCTGCATCCGTATCTCATCGCGTTGCGTGCAATGCACAATCGGAGCCGGTTAATCGAAGCGCAAAAAGGGCAGGCGATGCGACTCAAAGAGGAAGCCCCAGGATCATTTATCCTCGAAAAAGGCAGCGACGGCACAACGCCAACCGGGCCATACATCGACACCGGAGACATGGACCTAGCGCTTTGCCTCATCGGCATTGGCTGCGATCTTGTCGGCATTGCGAACGCGGGCAATGGCAATGTTTACCGCGTCACTCGTTACGCTCGCCGCTCATCTGTTTTGCCGCCTGAAGCGCCAGCAATCGACGGCGGAGAACTAATGAGGGCGCTACGCGACGACCTGCTATTTCCCGCGAGACGATGGGAGCATTTCGCGATTCAATCGCACGCGCTGCATTGCCTTCGTGAACTTCGCAGGCATCAACACGCAGATCGTTACATCGCAGTTAGGCACCGAACATACAAGGTGCGCGGCGCTGCATTCCGCGAAAACTCCACAAGCGAATCACTCGCACACGTTCAAAAAACCCTTGGCATCAAAATCTAAAACATGGAACTCCCACAAGACGACACACCACAACCGCAGGCCGAATCACTGGTTGATTCTGCGCCACTTATCACAGCCAAACAGCGCGAGGACGATTTCAACCGCGTATTCGCATGGCATGGCCGCGAAATCAGTTTCACCATCGCTTCAGAGCTGTATTACCGCGAACTCAGAGCGCATATGAACGCGCCGCCGCTTGCGTCATACAATACCATGGGAGACTTCGCCGCAGAGGCTCCACGCGTCTTGTATTGCGCACATCAAAGCGCACAATCATTGCGCATTCTCCGGCTACTCTCTCCAATGCAGCAGCTCGCAGCATACGACGAATGGATCGAAAAAAACATCGGCATCCACGAACTCGATGCCGCCGCGAAAGTGGCGAACGAGATCCAAGAGGCTATCACACGCGCACGCACACAACCGGCAGACACGGAGGAAATCGACAGCGCGGGAAACTAGCCTGCCCGTCCGCCACTTGCGACCTCATTGGAGACATTGCAAGCCTCACCGGATGGGACGAACTCACAATCTATAACCTGCCCTTGCATCGGGCGCTTGCCTATCAACTCAAGAGCACACTGCAACGCGGTATTCTTTCCGAATGGTATCTGATATGAACGAAGCGCCAGACATTCCCAAAGCTATCGAGGCCTTAACCGTTGGCGCATATGGCGCGGCAGTTGTCGCCGCTGGCGTATTCTTGGCAATCGCCATTATCTTGATGCCGATCTACGTGATGGTTATAAGCTCGCGCATGAGGCAATTGATGCACATTCAAAAGCAGCAGTTGGCCGAATTGAAAAGCTTACGTTTGACAGTGGGCCGTAATCAAACCTGACAATCTCGAATGAATGACGCTACAGTCCGCTTTGGTTACGATGGAGCCGCGCTAAATGCGGGATTAAGAGACGCGGAAACGCGCATTAGCCGAAGTGCTGGCAAAATGGAGCAATCGCTCGCCAAAGTCGGCAAGAAAGGCGGCGGCGGATTTCGAGGGCTTGGAAACGCTTCAATGCAGATTCAAGACATCGCAGTTCAGATGCAGATGGGAACAAAGATGAGCACGATAATGGCTCAGCAGGGTTCTCAGTTGCTTTCCGCATTTGGGCCGGGCGGGATGATACTCGGAGGGCTTGTCGCAGTTGGTGGCGCTTTTTATACTGCAAAGAAAACAGGCGAAGAAATGTTTCAAGCTTTGCAAAAGGAAAGCGCAGACTTTGATAGAAACCTGCGTGTTCTTTCGGGTGGCGGCATTACCGAAATGATAAACGGCATGGAGGAAATGCAAAAGCGTGCCGTTGGACTCCGCAAGGATTTGGCAGATAGCGCCGATCCTAATATGTGGAATAACATAATGAATCCTTTGGAGCGTGCGCTTTCATCTTCTACGTTTGATCCTAATACTGGCAAGTGGACAAAACAAGTGGACGCCGAAGCTGCAACAAAGTTAGAACTCGCAAAAAAGAATGAGCAAGGCAGGCTGGAATTAATCGACCAGATCATTACGGCATCAGACGAAGAGTTGGCGATTCTAAAACTCAAAGCGGCCAATCAAGATGAAGCCGCAATGAATCTTGAGCACGAAGTAAAACTGCGCAGAGAGCTGGCAAAAATTGAAGCAGCGCCAGAAGAAATCCGCGACAGACTGCGTAAAAACGCCGTTGAATCGGCTGCCGCTGAATTGTCGATTGCAAAGGCAAAAACTAACCAGTCCGCAAGTGAACTGCAAAACAAGCGCGAATTTATAGAGCTTTCACGCGCCGAAGTTGGCATGCTTGAAATGCAGGCCAAAGGGCAAGACAAGAAGTTGAAGAAAGCGCAAGAGCATGCGTTCATTGCCAAGCGTGCGCAGGAATTTAACAAACAAGGGTTAGACGCAAATGCAAGCATTGCCCTAGCTGAGCGTGAATGGAGCGCACGCGAAGCTATCGCGAACAAGCAAAGCGGCGGGCGTAGTCACATCGGCGGAGTCGGCAACAAGCGTTATATGAGCACGGGTGGAATTGATGAATTTAACCGCATGCAGTTAGACCGTGAATACGGCATCAACGAACGCACGCCAGCCGGAATGCGCGGCGGTTATCGCGGAAAGGATGGGCATTTTTACGGCGGATATGGCCGGGAGTTTGGATCACTTTCAGAGCGCGATGGGATGGGCAGGGGTCGAATGATGGGTCAAACGGATCAAGGCTCTATCTCATCGCGCTCTGCACGCTCAACAACAAATCCCGACCTTTCCCGCGCCGCAACACCAGCAAGCGGCGGCGATGTCGGGACAAAGCTCGACAAAACAAATAACCTCCTAGAACGCGTCTTTTTCGCGGCATCGTAATATATGTCTAACCCATTTTCAGCAGGCACGCTTCCAGTCTGGCGGCATCCTATTCGCAAACGCCGGAGCTTGAGCGAAGTTGATTCGCTCATCGGTGACTATAAGTGCGCACGCTCAACAACGCTTGCGCCGGGCGACTTTGTGCCGGGCTTTCCTGGCATGCAAATCACGGGCCTAGAAGAGACGGAAACGGCGCTCTCGCATGAATACAGCATCGTGGCAGAAGGCTCGCTAAATGGTCTGTATGAAACGAAAACACTAAACCGCAGCGAATCGAGGAGCATCAGCGCAAACTTTGAGACGTTCACAGAGCGCAAACTAAGCTGGCACACGGGGCGCAAAGCAATCACTGGCGTTGCATCAACTGACGTTATCACAAGCACTGCGCACGGCTTCGCAAACACGCAGAAAGTCGTCCTTGTGGATCTAAGCGGCGGCGCTGGTTTGACCTCGCAAAGCCAGACCGCTATTGGCGTCGTTTACTATGTGCGGGATGCTGCAACAGATACATTCAAACTGGCTGCAACCAGCGGCGGCAGCGCGATTGATTTCACGACTGACATTGCATCCGGTTACGTTATCGCTGCCGAGTTTTGCCCCGGCACAGTTCATCCCGACTTTCCGGCAATGTATCTTGTGTCAGTCGGCCTCAGTGACTCAAACACGGGATGGCGAATTGCAGATTGCCAGTATGCCGGTCTTCTTTGGAGCAAGCCATATGACTCAATCGTAACGTGTGACGGACAGCAGTTCAGCAGTTCGGAACCGATTACGGTCTCAGGTTATTGGGAATCTCCGCTTTACACAAATTTTCACCTTCCCGAAGTCGTTCTCACCGAGCGAGTTGTTACCGCCAGCGCACCTTCTACGGTAACGATTCCATCCATGTCTATCCCAACAAATGCGCCGTCGATTCAGTCGCTACCGCTATCTGGATCGGATGACCTGTTCATCTGGAATTGGCCGTATGGCTGGTCACTAATGGCAAGCTCCGAAGTGGAAAGGCTCAACTCGAAGATCAACATGCGAATCGTGCAAAACACTTACCGCTACATTTGGCCGAAGCTATTCAAATGAAAATCTCATCCGCTGACATCAAAACGAAAACCGCCGACTTGGCAAAGGCCATCGGCATCAAGGCTGCACAGGTTGAAGCGCGAACAGGCAAAGAGCGCGGAGGGACTGAGATCCTTTTGCCGCTTGCTGCCGCGAATGAGAAAGAGCTTTGGGCGGCATTTCTTGCAGTGTTTCCGTCCGTGGGCATGGTTGATCTTCGCAAGGAAGACGACCGGCACATGTTCCGCATTTACGATCTACAAATCGAGTAAACCATGCCGCATTCGCCATCAGCAAATAAAGAAGGCAAACGGCTAGAACTGCCGGACGATGGATTGCGTTTCGTTAGCAAGCGGAGCTTTAGCCGTTTCCTAGCGATGCTGTCTGCCGCGCTTGGAATCAGCATCAAGATCGACGGCGCAACAAGCAGCCAATCGCGAGACGGCGAATTGAATTTCAAGCTTTCGCCGGGCGGAGGTTCTAGCGCTGAATACGCATGGACGCCGACAGCAGCAAGTTCTACGTCCATCAACCTTTCCGCTGGCAGTATCTCCGATGGCGTCACGACACGCACGCCGACGGTGACTGGCATCTCAGTGCATGAAACAGACCTGCGCTACATCTACCTTGTCTGCACGCTGAACGTCACCCGCGTCGATGGCTTCGTGACTGGCGGCACCGTTACAGCGGCATCAATTAGCGCCTACTCTGGAGTTCAGACTAACAGCGACACGACCGGCTACATTTTGCTTTGCACTTGGCAAGCGGGCGCAGTCGTAGATCGTTTCCGCTACTGGTCTATCGAATGCCAGCTTAACGACAACGGAGGCGGAGGCACCGCTTTCAACACCTGGACCGCTGGCTAAATGATACCGCCCTACACAGGAGAGCCAATCCCGCCGCGACAGCGCGACAACGTTTGTTCACTGCTAAGCAATTACGGCAGTTTCGGCATCGTGAAGTCCAGCGGCTATGCAGAAGTCGGAGGCCCTGGCTGGCTTGGCCCCGTGTCGGGCGAGGTCGAAGTCAGCTATTTCAACGACATCGCCATTCCGTTTACGGTTATCTTTGAAAAGTGGGCTGTATCTGACGATCCCGAAGTGCCGGACGAATACATCGAAGACGTGGAGGAGGATATGGGACCTAGCGCCACAACGGTGACTTTTCCCGACCTCAGCAGCTCCGGCAAGTATTACGACAACCCGAAAGCTCGCCGCCGTTTCTCTCATCTTGGTTATCGACTAGATTGGGGCCTCGATGAGAATAATTGACACGCGTCGTCAAATGTGACGCACACCGTATTCATTGACCTCGATTCGCACGTTGCTACGGCAAGCGCAACCGGAACAGCCGCGCCAGATGTGCCGTTGAAGCACCTGACAAAGCAAACGCTTGCTTTTGCGTTTCACAGCAGTGGAACCGTTGCGGCAGTTACCGGATGGAGCACGGGCCGAGTCGTCATCAAAGCAACGCCGACGAGTGACGTTTTGCTGCTTGATACCACTCTCGCCGCTACAGGGTCAACAACCTCGACACGTTACAGCGCCGAATGGGCGGCAGTCGATTGCGACAGCGCGGCACTAAGGGCGCTCATTGGCGCAAGCGTGGAGCCGCTGGACGTATTCGCAGAGATCCAATGGACGGCAGACAGCGGCACTCATGCCGTCGCGTTTCCCATTCAGATCGTGCCGACGTTCAATCTGCCCGAAGATGCACCGCCCGACCCGACAGAAGAAGCGTCATGGACTTGGCTAAAGGCGCGACTTGCTGCTGGAAGTAACATCACGTTCACGGATAACGATACGACCCAGGTTCGCACCATCGCGGCATCTGGCGGAGGCGGCGGGGGCGGCGGAGGTTCGGTGGACTGGGGAGACATTGACGGCACGTTATCAAATCAAACAGACCTACAAACGGCGCTGAATAACAAGCAGCCGCTGGCATCCGCGCTAACGACTCTCAGCAGCGCAACAGCGGCAGGACTCGCGCTCATGGACGATGCGGATAACGCCGCGCAACGCACGACTTTGGGCCTCGGCAATGCATCCACGCGCAACGTCGGCACAACCGCCGGCACCGTGGCCGCTGGCGATGACTCACGGCTTAGCGATGCACGCACGCCGACAGCACATGCAGCCTCGCACATCACAGGCGGCAGTGATGCAATTCAATCTGCTACGGCATCGCAGAACGGTTTAGCAACCGCTGCGCAGATCACGAAGTTGGACGGCATCGAAGCACTGGCCGATGTCACCGATGCAGCAAACGTCGGCGGCGCTATTCACGGAGCGACGGCTAAGACCACGCCCGTAGATGCAGACACGGTCTCATTGATCGATAGCGCAGCATCCAACGTGCTCAAAAAACTAAGCTGGACCAATATCAAGGCCACGCTCAAGACTTACTTCGATGCGCTGTATGTAACGGGGCCAGCATCCGCCACCGACAACGCAATCGTCCGATTTGACGGCACCACCGGCAAACTGGTGCAGAACAGCGGCGCTACAGTAAGCGATGCCGGAGTCATCACCGCCCCAACTCTACAAAGCACGCCCGGCAATACGTCAGGCGCTGGGGCGGGTGGGTCTGGAGGCATTGTGGACATGCGCGGCGGCAGCGGCGCAGAGGGGTCAGAGTCTGGAACGACCTTTGCAGCAGGCGGCCACGGTGGTCAGGTTTACACGGTGGGTGGATCAGCTTTTGCCGACGATAGCCTAGGCTATCAATTCGCAGGCGGCAGCGGCGGCAATATCAACACCGCTGGCGGCAACGCCTCTGTTGATGGAGCGGGCGCTCGGGGCGGCGCAATCTATACAGCCAACGGCGGCGGCTCCATCGACACGCTCACCGGCTACATTCAGCTAGGGCCAGAAGGATCGCGCACTACGATCCAAGGCAACAACTCTGGCGACACGAGCATCTTACTCCCGCCGACAGAAGGCACCGCCGGTCAATTTCTTTCGACCGATGGGGCTGGCAACTGGGACTGGTCAACACCGTCCGGCAGTGGTGATGCTCTCACCACAAATCCGCTTTCGCAGTTCGCGCCCACAACGTCCGATCAACTGCGCGGCGTTATCTCCGACGAAACCGGCAGTGGAGCGCTTGTATTTGCTAACTCGCCAACGCTCGTCACTCCCGCGCTAGGCACGCCAGCCAGCGGCGTTCTGACTAACTGCACCGGCCTTCCAATTGCAGGCCTTGCTTCATTTGTCGGGCTTCCAGTTTCGATTCAGCTTGCTTGCTCTGACGAAGGGACGGCATTAACAACCGGCGCGGCCAAGCTTACATTCCGAATGCCGCACGCAATGACGCTGACTGCCGTTCGTGCCAGTGTTGGCACCGCACCAACTGGCAGCACCTTAGTTGTGGACATCAACGAAGGAGGAGCCTCCATCCTCGGCACTAAGCTCTCAATCGACGCGACGGAAAAGACGAGCACGACAGCAGCAAGCGCCGCAACGATTACAGATGCCACGCTCGCAGATGACGCGGAAATCACAATCGACATCGACCAGATCGGCAGCACCATCGCTGGGGCTGGTTTGAAAGTAACTCTCATCGGAACTCGCGCATGATAAATCCATTTTGGTATTCATCAACGCCCGCGCCTCCGCCGAGTGGCGACCCTAATTGGGCCGATGTCTCCGCGCTCCTGCCGATGCAAGGCGCGAACAACGGCACGACATTTACAGATGTTAGCAACAACGCGCTCACAGTAACCGCGCTCGGTAACGCTAAGACGACCACTGCGGATTTCAAATGGGGCAACTCTTGCGCTATCTTTGACGGCTCTGGCGATTATCTCACAATCGCCGCGTCTAGCGCCATGAATTTCGGCACGGGTGACTGGACTGTTGAAATGTGGGTCAAGTGGACATCCGTTTCAGGCCAGCAGACCTTAATCGACTTCCAGAACGGTCTCACTTATCTGCGCATCGATAACGGCAATACGGTATATGTTTTCGACAGCAATGGTTTTGTCGTCAATGCCGCGTCGATTTCAACGTTGTCAGCGGGCCAGTGGTATTACATCGCGCTGGTGCGCAGTGGCACGACGCGCACGCTGTATGTCGATGGCGCATCCGTTGCATCCGGTACTCGATCTGGGTCTTCGGGTGGCTCGTCTGTCACCACCAAAGTCGGCGCTCGAAACGACTCCGCCTTGGCTTACAATGGCAAGATGCAGGATCTGCGCATAACTAAAGGCGTTGCCCGCGATGTAACAACAATTCCGACCGCTGCATTTCCAACGTCTTCCTGAGCCATGAAAATTCTCTACGACACCGAGACGCAAAGCCTCAAACGCTACCCTCGCAGCGATGACGAGCCGGTCGTCGGCCTTGACCATCGCTATCAAGTGCTTGAATTGATCGAACAAGAAAAGCCGGACCACGATCCCGCCACGCACTACCTCCGCCGCACCGAGGCTATCGACCTCGACGCGCTGCAAGTCATGCGCGGATGGGAACTCGTCGCGCATGAGCCGATGCCGGTCATTGTGAGCATGACGGCGCTTCGCCTGACATTGATCGAAATGGAGCTTGAAGATGACGTTCTAACCATCATCAACGCAATGCCGGACGCGAAACAAAAAGCCGCCGCGCTCGCATGGTGGCAAACTGCGCAGACTGTCCGGCGCAATCATCCGCTAGTTGCGCAACTCGCCGCAGCACTCGGCAAAACCGATGCCGAGATTGACGCTATCTTTGCCGCTGCGATTACCCTTTCAGCTACGCTCTAACCTATGCCCACAATGCTCATCCCCATCGCTGGAATCCACGACCATCATCACTCCGAAATGAAGCCGGACGTGGGTGACTGGAACCAGTGGATTGCGTTTGGCGGAGCGGTGATCGGCATCGCGTCGTGGCTGTGGCGTCACACGATCAAGGCGTTTCTAATCTGGTTTTGCAACGGCCTAAAAGCTCCGCAGCGCATTCAGGAAATCTCACTTCGCCTCGAAAGCATGTCGCATGACCTGCACACCGCCATCGGGCTTGCGCGTGCGACATGGGACAGCCTGCCCGGTCCCGTATGGCAGTCCGACGCACTGGGCATGTGTGTCCACTGCAACATCGCGTATCGCGAACTCCTCGGATACCAGTTCTCCGAAGTCTCCGGTCTGCAATGGAAACAGGTTATTTACCCCGACGATAAGGACATGGTGTATGAAGAGTGGGAATCGTCCGTGAAGGACAAGCGCCCCTTCGACCTGCGCTACCGCTGGATCTCCAAAGCCGGAAAGATCATACCCATCCACGCTCACGCATCAGTCATTCACGATGCCAAAGGCAACGTCTCCGGCTGGGTAGCCTTCGTCACCATTCTCAACTAAACCAACAATGAAAAACTATCGCACCACCATCATCGGCGCACTCCTTGCAGGCGTCTCATTCCTCGGCATCTACCAAAGCAACGGCGGAAATCTAGCCGACTGGAAGCAATGGGTTATTCCGTTCTTCATCGCCGTTCTTGGCTATCTCGCCAAAGATGCCGGAGTCACTGGCGCTTCCAAGATGCTGATTGCCTCGCTTTGCCTTTTGAGTCTGCCAAGCTGCGGCACGCTTCCAGACGGCACTAAGACATTCGCGGGGCTCACTAAGGCCGACTGGGCGCTTGTGTCGAAAGATGCAAGCCAAGCCGCTATTCGCTCCGGCGCTCAAGCTGGACTGGTTAGCTACGGCTCAATGCGTGCGCTGACAGCCGCTAAAAACCCAGTCAACGTAACACCATGACCGCGCTTCAAATCGCCGCCTATGCCCTCGGCTTTGCCGTTGCAGGCATCGCCGTTCTGGCATGGCTCATCATCGCGCTAGATCGTGTTGCGGATCGTGACGCGGAAGAGCGCAAGAAGCGCAAAAAACTGGACCTGCCATGATTATTTGCATTGATCCTGGACATGGAATGAGCAACCGGCGCAAAGGTGTCTATGACTCCGGCGCAGTCGGCGGCAATGGCACGGATCAAATCACCGAGGCCGAAATAGTAATGACCTGGGCGAATGATCTTCGCGCTGTTTTGCTTGCGATGGGGCATAAGGTTATCCGCACGCGAGTCGATCATAAAGATCCGGCACCTGTTGGCATGCGGGCAAAAATCGCGGCGGACTATAAATGCGACGTTCTAATCTCGCTGCATTGCAACGCTGCCAACGGCTCCGCAAATGGCACTGAGACGTTTTATCGCGGCGAGGCAAACAAGACGCTAGCGACAGCTTGCAACGCTGCAATCGTGGCATCGCTAGGCACACGAGACAGAGGCATCAAAACCGAATCACAGAGCCAGCATTCGCGCCTTGCCGTCCTGAATTTTGCTCGCTCCGTTTTGCTTGAGCTTGGCTTTATCGACCACGCCGGAGACAGGCGGGCGATGACAGATGATGCGAAGCGCAAAGCTGCATGCCACGCGCTCGCTTGTGCGATTTGTAAAAATGTTCTTGCGTAAAATGAAAAAGTGAAAGAAGCTCATGGCGTTACCGTTAACCACAACGCCATGAAACAATCACGACTTGTCCGCCTCCTGCATCTCCTCACGCTCTACCGGCGCTGCGCTGCGACTTTGTTAATCACAGCGCGGGACATTTTCCGAAACGGCAAACGAGGCAAAGCGATGAAGATGATCAGCGAATATCAGCGCATCAAGAATTGCCTTGCCGATACTCAGTCAACCGTTGCTCGTATGCTGGCTGGCATCATCGCCGCATGATTTTTCCCAACGCCAGCTTCCCTCCCGCTGAACTGCGGGGCAGGTATCGGTTAGCAGCGATGCCTTGTTCATTTTCTTCATCTTCTGCGGATGAAATGATATTGCGAGGCTATCAATCTTCCATTGTTGGCGAGACGCTGACAGCCCTCGAAACGCATTCCCGCGTCGTGGTGGCATGCCCTACCGGATCAGGAAAAACCGTGATCGCCATCCATGGACTGCTCCCGAAACTACCCGGCAAGACGGCATGGGTGACGCACCGCAAGGAACTGGCGAAGCAAGCCCGCGAATACGGGCAAGCCCTCGACGTGTTCATGGCGCAAGGGGAAATCACTGGCGAATATGATACAATCATCATCGACGAGGGCCACCACGTCTGCGCCGCTCAGTATCGCAAAATCCTTGCTGGCTACCCATCCGCTAAAATCATCGCGCTGACTGCAACGCCCTACCGGCTGGACGGTGTAGGACTTGGATCGTGTGGATTCTCTCGGATCGTCCATGGGCCGGATACCTACGACCTGACGGAAGATGGAACACTCTGCCGCGCTCGGTTCTATATCCCGCGCTCGGAACACACGGCGGCATGGTCGCCGGATGCCGCCGCAAGGCGCATCATCCAAACCGCATTCACGAAGGGAATCGTCTTCTGCCGATCCGTGCGAGAAGCGCAAGAACTGGCGCAACTTCTGGCGGATGCTGGAATAAAGGCCGCGAGCATTGACGGCGCAACCGATCCGAAAAAGCGGGCGAAACTCTTCCGTAACTTCGCCAAGTGTAAGCTCAAGATCATGTGCAATCACACGATCTTCACGGAAGGCGTGGACGTGCCGAATGTGGATCTGGTGGTATTGAATCGCCACACACTGAGCCGCTGCCTCTGGAAACAGATGATCGGGCGCGGAACGCGGAACGCTCCAGGCAAGAGAGAATGCACGGTGCTAGACCTCGCTGGGAACGGCGTGCTGCATGGCTCAATCTACGACAGGGAAATCTATGATTTAAACGGCAAAGTGGAATCCACCGAATCCAGAACACTCACGAAAAGCGAAGCCTCAGATGAGGCAAAAGAATATGAACACAACCAAGGAGAGGAACTAAAAGAATGGAAACCGCAACCGAAACCAATCAGGCTAATCGAGAACTTACGGCAACTGAAATCAAAATCACCCTTGCACAGATTGAGGATCGCCTAACTAGGTGGATCGCTGCTGCTAGCGCTTGCCGTGCGAGCTATGACGACGAAGCAATCTTAGCCATACCTGACGAGAAGGAATTTGATGCAGCTATAGAAAAGACAGAAACCGAAGCTCGGGCGAAAAATCAAATCCCATACGGGGTATGCTTGTTCCCTTGTGATTCGATAGTGGACGAAAGGGACAAAGCTCTCTTTCTTAAGCTGGCGAAATGGTGGGTCAAAGGAGAGATGAACGAAGAGTCTTTCGACCTCTTCATCTTCCACTTCAGCGAAATCGTGGAAATTGATTTCTTTTGGGTGCTCATGGATCAACCCGCGTTCTTCTATACGTCCCGCTGGAAAGACTATGCGGGGGAACCGACCTTCGCAGAACTTGAATCGGAGCTGAAGCAAATCGGGACGCGCTCGAAAAAGAAGCAACGGATCGACTTCAGGCTGAACATCAGACATGGGGGATTCTCCAAATGAACACCAAGCGATGCAACGCAAAGCGTTTGCGTCCGCGCTAAGTTCGTTTGCACACTGGACAAGGGCCAAGTAACCCCGTGCCAGCGTTGCGCAAAATGCGCCCGGTACCGAGGCAGCGCTTGCACGTTTTAACCGCCGGCAAATCGCCGCCGCCACTCAATGAGGAATGCGGAGACGGGGCCACCTTCGCCGCAATTGAGTCTGCAACGGCAGAGATCAGCCTTGGAGCATTCGACATAGAGGCAGCCAGGCTCATAGTTAAGCTGGGGCCGTTGACCCCGTTTACATACTGCGGACTCATTGAAATTGTCTCGAATTTGTTCATAAGCTGTCATGGTTTGAGTTTGCGCATCAACTGCCACACGCGTTGCCTGCTGCAACCTAGCGCCAGGGCATTCTCAGCGGCGGTTTTACTCCGGTCAATCAGCGCCGGGTCAATTTTCCGCCGCGTGACAATGTAAGGGCGACGGCCAAGTGTGCCTTTAGGCTGGCTTAGTTTGCGCCTTTTTGCGGCGACGACATGACGACCAATGCCAAGCGCATCAGCTAGCGGCTGATCTGTCATCGTCCAATCAGCAAGATCCCACCGGACCTGCGGGCATGATATTTTCCCGCCGACGCAAGAGCATCGGAAAACAAGCTCAGGCTCATTAGAGTTACGACGCCGAACTCGGCGGCAGTTTGGGCAACAATAGTCAGTCATGGAATGAAGGGCTTCAGTTTTTTTGCGGCATTTTTTGCCTGAAACGTAGCATCAATGAGCGCGTTGGCTGGCTGCATGCCGCCGCGCTTTGCAAAGATCAAATTTTCAAGCGCACCATGCGCATCCTGCATCGCCTCCAGCATAGCGTCACGCTTGGCAATCGTGTCCGCAACGCTAGCCGCCATCGTCTGCATTCTGGCAAGTTCTTCACGGGCTTCGTCGCGCTCTCGTTCGAGTTTGCGACAAAATACAAACAATGGCTTTGTGTCGCCATTATCAATTTTCTCCTCATAATCCGTCTCCGGCGTTGGTCGTGTTTCGTTTTTCATAGGCCCGCAAAATACACCCATTCCGCAGAGGGGAAAATCTTTTTTGCATATTTTCAAAACTCAATTTGACACATCGGCGGGCGGATGCTTTTATTGTCGCCGTCAGAGCAACACGAACAACATCACCACCGCACGACCATGACAACAACCACTCAACAGATCAGCAACGACCTTTTTGCGATTGCCGAAACAATCACACGCCAAGCCGAAGCTCTCCGGCTAGATTACCTGACCGAAAACGACGGCACGCCCGAAAGCGATCAGATTAACATGCTGGCAGTTGCAAAGCTTCATGAGGCAGCCGTTGCAGCAAAGACCGCCGCCGTTGCTGCACGCCAATCACCAGACGATGAAGAGTTTGCAAACGCATTCGCTGAGCTTGCTCAAGCATAAATTCGATCACGAGCCGCAACAAGCCGCCATGAACCTCAAACACGATCCCCTCATCGACATTGACTTAACCCGTCATCTGCCAAGCCTGAAAGCCAGCCTTTCGGGTCCGCGCAGAACGCTCAACCTCCGCCGCAATACCGCAGCGGAGGAATTTTCAGCCGCCGCTTGCAAAATGATGCTCGCTTGGGCAATCGGCTTTGTCGCCTTGCTCGCAACGGCGCTCCTGCTTTGGGCATGAAACACGAACCTTGCGACCTCGAAATGAGCACGACTTTCGGAGAAATCTACACTGGCCCGACTTGCGAAGCCTGCAACGGCCCCATAGTTTACGACGACGGCATCTGCGATGATTGCCGCACTCGCCAGCTCGAATACGAGCAAGACGAAGCATGGCCGGTTTACAAGGCATCGCTGCGATACGGCCAGGATCAAATGCAAGCCCTCAGTGATAAACTGGACGGCTGGCAATACATCGGCGGAGACGTCCGCTACGAAAAAGACGGTGACAACAAGCGAGTCGCACACGCTAACCAGTTGCAATTCATCAACGGCAAATGCGCCGTGGTGTTCTCACACGACACACTCGGATGCAGGCCGCGGATTACGATCTATAAAGGCAACCCGGCATTTCACGACTGGCAAGCCTCATTTTCCTGCCACACTCCGGCAGACATCATCATTTCCGCTGCAAAAGCGGCGGTTTAACACGACAACAAAACACGACAATGCAAGACACACAAATCACGGCGTCACAGCCGAAAGACATTCGCTCGATAATAACGAGCGACAAAATGAAAGCGCAGTTCGCCGCCGCTTTGCCTCAGCATCTCACGCCAGATCGGTTCTGCCGCATCGCATTGACCGCGCTGACTCGCACGCCTAAACTGGCAGAATGCACGCCTGAAAGCCTCATGCGCTGCTTGCTGGACCTCTCGGCATTTGGCATTGAACCGGACGGACGAAGGGCGCATTTAATCCCATTCGAGAATCGCAAACTTGGAGTGGTGGAATGCACGCTGATACTCGACTGGAAAGGCATCGCAGAGCTTGCTATGCGCTCCGGCATCATCGCAAAACTCCACGCCGATATTGTCTGCGAAAACGACGAGTTTGACTACAACCTGGGCGAAGTCGTCAAACACAAGATCGACTTTCGCAGGCCGCGCGGAGAGATGTATGCCGTTTATGCGATGGCCGAAACAAAGGACGGCCCGGTGTTTGTTGCCGTGCTGAACAAAGAAGAAGTCGATGGAGTGCGCAAGCGTTCCAAATCTGGCAACCTTGGGCCATGGGTGACAGATTACAATGAGATGGCAAAGAAGACAGCATTCCGCCGTCTCGCTAAGTGGCTGCCGCTTTCCGCCGAGTTCAGAGACGCTGTTGATAAAGATGAGGATTTGCCAGTCATCGAGCGCGATGTGACGCCGAAAGCCGCAAGAGCCGTGCCGCTTGATCCATTCGCAGCATTGCCGGAGCCGGAGGAAACGCCAGTCATCGAAGCCGCCGCAGATCCAATGGACGACGCCGCGCTCTTAGACTTGCTCGACATGATCAACGAAGCGCCGAACACCGAGACGATCAACAAACTGATTCAGTCCGCGAAGTCTGGATTTGACGGCGCAAAGCTCGACATTGCAAAGCGGGCGATTAGCAGCCGGGCAAAAGCAATCGGCGCAACCTGGAACACGGAAGGAGGGGAATACGAATGAGCGCACAAATTGATGGCGAAGCGCCAGCGTTTCCAGTGCCTTTATTGCCGGGTGAAACTTGGATTGGACCTGGATCACCTCTCGGCATGACCCTCCGCGACTACTTCGCGGGGCAGGCTTTGGCGGTATTACTAACTCTGCCAGAAGACCCAGAATTTACGACGATTCATTTCGCCAAAGCATCATACGAGATGGCAGACGCCATGATCGAAGCACGGAAAGGAGGCGAGCGATGAAAATTCACAAAGGCTTTCTCCAAGGCTCAGAGGAGTGGTTCGCACTTCGACGCGGCAGAGTCACGGCATCAAATTTTAGCCGCATCATCACACCGGCAAAGGCCGCTTATTCTGCGCAGGCAAAGAGCTACATGCGTGACCTTGTGGTTGAGTGCTTTTGTCCGGACTACGCTAAATTCATCGGCAATAAATGGACAGACCGAGGAACCGAAATGGAACCTGAAGCACGCAAGGCTTTTGAGCAACATACGGGACTCGTTACAGAGCAAGTCGCATTCGTGACCGCTGGAAAATGGGGTCACGTTGTAGGATGCTCGCCGGACTCGTTGATTGCCATCGAAGGCGAATATTGGGCCGGACTGGAAATCAAATGCCCGTCACCATTCACACATGCCGAGTATATTGAGGACGGCACACTGCCGGATCAATACAAAGCTCAGGTGCATGGAAGCATGGCAGTTACCGGCTTGGACGAGTGGCATTTCTTTTCCTACTTTCCTGGCTTGCAGCCTTTTCACCTCGTTGTCACACGCGACGATTACACAGCAAAGATCGAAGCAGCTATCGAGCAATTCGTCACCGAATACGGCGCATATCGCGCAATGATGGCACCTAAACTCCAACTCAATGCCGCATGAAAGCCCATCCACTAATCAGCGCAATCAAGCGCCGCATCCGCGAGCAAAAGAAATGGCACCGCCGCGCCTTGTTTCCGAACTACAAACGCGACGTGATTCACCCTCGCCGCGTGTATCTCATCACTCGCAATGACCGCCGATTCGCAGTCGTCGCGCAAAGCAGATATGATGCCGAAGCGATGATTGAGGAGGTGCCGCAATGAACATTACTCGCGTCCAAGTTATCAAATACAATGAAAGCGGCGATGCGTGGCCTATTGCCACAATCGACATCGACAAAAAAGGCAACGCTAAATTGGCCGGCAGCGCCATCGAATCATATGACGCTTTACTCATTGCCACAAAACAAACTGCGATGCGCAAGGCTCAAGAAGAAATGAAACAAGCATTGAACACGAAATGAAAATCACCTTTTTTATACCCGGCATTCCAGCTCCAGGAGGCAGCAAGCGATTCGTCGGGCATTCCAAGAAAACAGGCCGTGCAATCCTAATCGACGCGGCAGGGCAACGGAATAAAGACTGGCGATCAATTGTCGGCATCTGCGCTGCTTCTGAAATGCAAAAGTCCGGCGCAGTATTTCACGGGCCTTTGCGCGTGAAGTTTGATTTCATCATGCCACGCAGGAAAGGCGATTTGAACAGCAAGGGACAGCTCAAAGCATCCGCGCCCTTTTATCACACGACAAAGCCCGATGCACTCAAACTCGCACGATCAACAGAGGACGCCATGACCGGCATAGTTTACAACGACGATGCACAAACGGCGATCTTAGAAATTTCCAAACGTTACGCCGAGATTGGCGAGCCGTGCGGATGTCAGGCAACAATCAGCAACCTAGAAGACTAATATGGCAAGACCAATCAAACTCAAAATCAACGTCACGCGCATCCTGAAAGAGCATCTTTACGAAGGCAAAAATGGAAAGTATCTCGACCTTGTCGCATGGCCTAACAAGAACGGGCCGGACCAATACGGCAACACTCACATGGTATGTCAGGAGCTAAGCCGAGAAGCACGCGACAAAGGCGAGCGCGGGCCTATCATTGGCAATCTACTGCTGCCTGAAGAGGAGTTTATGCCGAGCGGCAAAGTCGCCGGAGACGGTAGAAGCGAGCGCAAAAGGCCTGCGCCCGCGATTGTTGAAGATGATGATGATGATTCACAAATACCTTTTTAATTGCGTCCCTTTTTAATTGGCTTACAGTTACGGCCTATGAATAAAATATGCTTCAAATGCAGCAACAGTAAGCCATTAGACAACTTTTACGCGCATGCTGAAATGGCCGACGGGCATCTCAATAAGTGCAAAGATTGCACAAAAAAAGACACCGCTGAAAGAGAGGCGCGAATGGCAAATGATCCAATATGGCGCGAAAAAGAACTTGAGCGCCACAGGATTAAAGCTGCAAAATTCAGAGCCGAAGGCAGAAAGCCTAACGCAGAAGCAATGAGAGCAGGTAAAGAAAAATACAATAAAGCCAACAGGCTAAAACGACAGGCTCAAGCAAAAGCTTTGCGAGCGCAAAGGAGGGGTATCTTGGTTGCAAAGCCTTGTGAAATCTGCGGATCTACGAACCGCATTCAAGGTCACCATGAAGATTACTCAAAGCCTCTTGATTTGATGTGGCTTTGCCCAAAGCACCATGGAGAAAGGCATGTGCAAATTAACAAAGCGAAGAGATTGCAGCAAGCATAACAACACCAACACGACACATGACAATCACCATCACAGACGCAAGCGCATTTACCGTCGCATGCCGAAAGCACGGGTTAACGCGCAAAACCGCAGGACTAACGGCGCTGCAAGACTTGATTCAACTCCGCGAAGCTCCATCGCCAGCAAGGCCGATAGATCACAACGCACGCACGAAGTTTTCGACATTGCGTTACATCGGGCCGCTAATCGCCAACGGCTTAGCAGCATTCGACCGAGCCGAGCAACACTATCACATCACCGAGGCCGGCCTAGACTGGCTTGAGCGCCTGCAATCCGCCGGAATAATCTCGTCGCACTAATGCGGCAGAACGTCGCCCTCCCCTCATGCTTCCTACTTGGCACACGGGGCGGGGCGGCGTCACATTTTCTCTTGGCCCTTGTGCCGTTTTGCGTAAACTTTACTCGTCACTAAGACACATCGTTGGACCCGATGAAACTTCACACTTTGCCCCCTCCATGCCGTATGCTGAAAAGCTACGGGGTCCACATGGCAGGGGGCTTTCTATTGTTATGAGCGTTGTAAAAAAGCAAGACTTGAAATGGATGTCAGTTTTTCTTGAGGGGCGAGATTTAATTTGCGTAAGCTGCTCACAAATTCTGAGCCACCCATTTATATACTGGGAAATGGGCAGCCACTTGGAGTTAGAAAATAGAGGCATAATGCTTTGTGACGATTGCGCCGAAAGAGTAGGGAGGGGCTTAATAGTTGACGCTTTTGAAGCAAAAGGAGGCGAAGTCGTTAGGCCGAAAAAGGGATTGCCCGGTCGGGATTATGCTGGCGCTATAGAGTGGCAAAGGCAACGCATTGAAGAACGCTGGCCATCTAAATCTATTTGAGTTTATGAGCGTTCACATCTCATCCGTCATCTGGAAGGTCATCATGCCAAACGCAGGCCGCAAACTTGTAGCCGTGGCGCTTGCGGATATGGCAAACGATGACGGCTCCTGCTGGCCTTCACTGCGCACCCTGAGCGCCCGGTGCAATCTGTCAGAGGATTCGATCCGCAATCACCTGCACGCGCTGGAAGCCATCGGCATCCTTAAAGCCTCGCCAAGATTCCAAGAGGGGCGGCAGACCTCGAATGTCTATTGTTTCGCGCCCGATGTTGTAACAGGTAAAGCGTTACATTTGGAAGGGGGGAGGGTGGAGCCTGCTCCCCCTCTGGAAAATAGGGAGGGGGGGAGAAAACAGGAGGGGGAGGGTGGCAAAAAACAGGAGGGGGGAGGGTATGAAAAACTCCCCCCCCATGAACCATCATATAGAACCATCATTGAACCACCACTACCTCAGGCTCCGCCTTCGTTGGAGTTGGAGGCTCAAGAATCAAAACCAGCACTGACACCCGAACAGATCGAAGTCGCCTCATGGCTCAATCGCAGATCGACAACGCCATGGAGCGCGAAAGAACTCAAAGCCTGGAAGCAAATCCCGAAGCCAATCGACTCCGAAGACTGGCAAGCGCTCAAATGGTTTTACACCCGCTCCGGCTGCAAATACCTCCGGCGCGATTTATGCACGCTCCTGAACAACTGGAGCGGTGAAATCGACAGAGCAAAAAACTACGACCCGAGCGAGAAATAAACGCAAACATAAACATCAACACGAACACGACAATGAACACGATACCAAACAGCCCGAATGACATGCCGCCTGAATGGCACAATGACGCTAGACAAATACGCAACGCGCTCGTCACGCTTGACCAGTTCGCTTGCGTTGACATCCACTGGGAGCGCGATGGATACGACGATGAGGGAAACCCGAAAGGGGAGTGGGAAATTGCAGTCGAAACAAACAGTGGATTGAGAATTAGGAGTCGCAATTGCGAAATCACCCACGCGCTATGGTTTGCAACGCAGATGGCAGATGCAGCCGTGCAAGCCTGCTATTTGCAACGCAAGGCCGCAAGGGAAGCCGCCCTTGCAAAACTGACGACCGAGGAGAGGAGGATGCTTGGGGTATGAGCAAAAGAATAATTGAAGTCATGGTATCGCAGACAATAACCGAACGCGACCCGCGAGAACTCGCCCTCGGTTTCCTGCGATACGAAGCCCTCCGCAAACTTGGGCCTCACAAATACGCGGAACTGTGCCGAAAGAACATCCGCGAAGGATGGCGCTTTGATGACTTGGTTGACGAACTCATCACGAAATGAAACCGCCACCAACAATCGAGGAGCTTCTGGCTTCGCTCAATCGGGAGGTGCCATTTTCCGACGATGCCGAAAAGGGTGTCATTTCGTGCGTTTTACAGCGCCCCGAACTCATGGCAGATGCGCCAGCGCCTGCCACCCTTTACCACGCCGCAAATCGCCTAGTTTTCGCCGCAATGGTCGATCTAGCGAATCACGGTAGGCCATTCGACCCGATCACGCTTACCCATAGCCTCCGCGAGCAAGGAAAGCTCGAAACCGTAGGCGACGGAGCTGCAATCTCGGAGCTGTTTGCGTTTGTGCCGATCCCCTCGCATTTTGCGCACTACAAGCGCATCGTGATGGAAAAGTTTGCACTGCGCGAAATCATCACCGCATCATGCCTGAATATCCAACAGGCCCAGGATCACGGCAAAGAGGGCGAAGATGATGTCACTATCGTCATGGATGAGGCCGCACGAAGGCTACAGGACGCACGCGAAATCGCAGCGATGGAGGAGAGCGCCGAATTGCCCGCCGTGCCGATTCGTGAGCTTGTGGCGCAGGTGTTGGAAGATGCCGAGGCGATGGCGCACTCAGGCAAAAAGATGGCCGGACTCTCCACCGGCATCGACGCGATTGATGCAATCATGGGAGGGTTAGAGCCGGGATGCCTAACTGTCATCGCGGCAGAGTCTAGCGACGGCAAAAGCTCACTCTGTCGCCAGATGCTCGAATCTGTAGCAAGTGAGGGACATCAGGCGGTCGATTACACCTACGAGATGATGCCGAAGACCGAGGCAAGGCGCGTGCTATGCTCGCAGGGTAGGATTGACGCGAAATCGCTCAAGATGGGAATGCTCACGCGCGGAGAGCAAATGGCGCTGGCGTCTCATGCTGGCAAGGTAAGTCGCTGGGATATGGATATTGCAGACGTTGCGGGCAAGACGATTGAGGCTATCTGCCGAGATATAGCGAGGCGATGCCGGAAGCTGCCACAAGGCAAGCGCATCGTCGCAATGATCGACTACATCCAGCTCTGCAAAACAGCGGCAGCGAGTAAAAACAGAGAGCGCGAAGTCGCACACATCACGGCTACGGCTAAACAGTGCGCGAAGACGACCGGCGCTCATATCCTCATGCCGTCGCAGCAAAACAAGGAGGGCGAGGTTCGCGAATCTATGGCGATTGAACAGGACTGCGACAACCTCATTCAAATCCAAAAGATCGAAGGCAAGAGTGGAAGCAAAAAACCAGCTTGGAAGCAAGACAACGAAAAAGACGAGCCGAACAATCGGCGGCGCATTTTCTTCAAAAAACTACGCGACGGTGAACGATACGCCTCGGTGATGATGGAGCTACGCGGCCAGTTTTACCGTTTCGACCTCATCCCTGGCGACGACCCGTTTCAGGATTAAATGCAGATTTTTCATTTTTCCGTTTTACATCCGCCGATGATGTGGCAATCTCCCGCATTGCCAAATGGCATAACAACAACACGAACCGAACACGAATATGAACTCACCAGCCTACAAAGCCCTCGAAAACATTGCCATGACGCTGCGCCTCCGCGCTAGCGAGTTGATGGATAAACCACATGTCGCGGGTGCGTTTGACGCAATGGTGCGCGGCGAAAGCCCTCCAGCAGGCACCCCATACAAGGTGTGGGGTTTTGTCTGCTCGCATCGCTATTTTGTCGAGAAATTTGATGCGCTGATCCGCGCAAAAGTCATCACTCGCGACGAGGCAGATGCACTCGAAAGCATTGCTATGAACGCTTAAAGCAAAGCCACGTGGCCGCGCATCCTACACGCGGAAAAACACCATGAAAACAACTGGCATCTGCCCCGAACTTGCTCAGGCTCTGCAATCCTCCAGTCAATGGGAGCGCGATAACGAGCCGATGCGAATAGCGATGGGCGGCGTGGACCTGCTGGCAGTTGACCCAGCAAACGAGACGCTCATGGTAATGCGGGCGGTGTCTGCCGAAGTCCGCAACGGAAGGCCGCTAATCACAATGATCTGCCAACGTGTCGTAACCGGGAATGAATACCGGGACTGGCAACAGTCTGGAAACGTCCCGATTCAATCGGGAGATGCAGGTTCAAATCCTGCCGTTGGCGCATTTTGCCCTTGTAAATAAATCCTTGCCATTTTTTGCATTAGGCGCAATCTCGCAAAACACGACATGCTAGACGACGACACAGACTGGCGAACGCCGGATATTGATGCAGGGCGAAACATTGCCCGCGCCGATCTTGAGCGCATCGCGGCGAAGCTCGAAAAAGCCGAGCTTGCCCTGCTTGTCGAAGGCATTTCGCGTCACATCGCAGCAAAGCGCAAAGGCAAGGATGAGGCAGTCGCGAAGTTCATTTCTGAGTCAATCGTCTTTTGCGTATTTCCCTCGCCTTGCCCCGTGAACGTTATGGGGCTGGCTTATGCTCTTGATCTACCATTCCATATGGGGCGCAGCATGAGCGCACAAGCTCGATCTATGGGTGTTACAAGGGCCGCGATTAGCAATGCGGCCTGGCAGTTCACCCGCCGCATGAAGATCCCGCCGTCTCGCTGGCTGAGAACAGAAGAGACGACTGAAAAAAACCGCAAAGCACGATTGAAGGCGTGCAAACCTGAAGCACCATGAAATACGAAGAACGCAAAAAGTCGAAGCCCTACTCGGAAACCGTCAAAGAGCGGTTTCC